GGCGGAATCCCTGTCACAGGTCAATGAGAAGACCGGGGAACTGGAAGCCGGGACCGGTGGATGGGGGCAGGAAGTAGAAGATGTGTTCCGGCAGTGGCAGCAAGGCGGGGCAACGCAAAAACAGGTGATTGACGCGATTGTTGCGGACATCCAGAATACAGAGAGCCAGCAAGACAAGCTGAACAAAGCCGCTCTGGCATTCGGTACGATGGCAGAGGACGGGAATACCAAGTTTATTGAGTCATTGACGTCTGTAGGAAATACATATGATGAAGTTGCGGGAGCTGCCGAAGGCATGTTTGATTCTTCCACAACGGAATCTCAGAAGTTTGAAGCCAGTCTGAGGCTTCTTGAACAGAGCTTGATTCCATTAGGCGAAGCCATCATGCGCCTGGCAAATGAGATCATACCGCCGTTGGCAAAAGGGATACAGGCCGTTGGGGAGTTCTTCGGAAATCTCCCGGAACCGGTACAGAATTTCGTTGTAATACTGGGGGCGCTGATGGCAGCATTTACAGCCCTTGCGCCGGTGATTGCCGCGGTGGTGATGGTAGTCAAAACACTCGGAGTGGCAACGCTGGGGCCGATCATCGGGATCATAGCAGGCGTAGCGGCGGCGATAACAGCGATTATAGCCATCATAAAGAACTGGGGAGCCGTGACAGAATGGTTAGGAGAACTGTGGACAGGCATCAAAGAGAAGTGCGCGGATGTCTGGGGTTCGGTCTGTGGATTCTTTACGGAAACCATACCGGCCGCATGGGACAGCTTAGTAACTAAATTCCAGGGCATCCCGGAATGGTGGTCCGGGATCTGGCAGTCTGTGGGAGACTTTTTCACTGGTATATGGTCCGGCATCTGCGGATTCTTTACGGAGACCATACCAGCCGCATGGCAGAGTGTTGTAGTGTGGTTTCAGGGAATCCCGGAATGGTGGGTAGGAATCTGGCAGCCAGTGCATGATTTTTTTGTGGAAATCTGGAATTCCATCATGCAGAATCCGGTCATTTCTGGAATCGTAACCATGATAACAGAACTTTGGACTACTGCAGCAGCTACTTTGCAGAATATATGGACAAATATCCAAGTAATGGCGGGTGCCGCGTGGGAGCTGATCAAGAATATTATCTTAGGCCCTGTATTGCTCTTAATCGATCTGGTAACAGGAGACTTTGAGCAGCTTAAGGCAGATGCGCAAAATATCTGGGAGAATATCAAGAGCGCTGCATTAACGATCTGGACTGCATTAAAAGATATGATCTGTAATGTGGTGCGGGGATGGATTACAAGTACAGTAACCCTTATTACAGGATTAAAAGATACTATGCACAATCTCTGGGAGATGATAAAGCAAGCAGCAGTCCAGATGTGGGAGAATCTTAAGACTTCTGTGATCAATAAAGTGAAAAGTATGAAAGATTCGGTAACGCAGGCTGTTACGAATTTGAAAGACTCCATTGCACGGACCTGGGAGAATGTGAAAGCATCGGCAGTCCAGACCTGGGAGAATATCAAATCCTCTGTAAGCGAAAAAGCAAGGAATATGAAGGAAAAAGCGGTACAGGCATTTCATGATATGATCAATGGTATTAGAAATACGCTCAGCAGCCTTAGATCAACGGTTGAAAGCGGTTTCCAGTCTGCAATCAATTTTATTACATCTCTGCCAGGAAGGGCATTTGAGTGGGGGATGGACTTTATCAATGGTATTGCAAGAGGGATCCGCAATGCAATCGGGAATGTAACCAGCGCGGTTTCTGACGTGGCAAATAAGATCCGGTCGTTTCTCCATTTCTCTGTACCGGATGAAGGACCATTGACAGAATATGAGTCCTGGATGCCGGACTTTATGCAGGGGCTTGCAAAAGGAATCGAGAAAAGCAAGTCGTTGGTAACAAATGCTATTGCAGGCGTCAGCAAAGATATGACGATTAATGCAAATGCAATGTTAGAACAGAGCGGAGCATCGCAAAATAATGCAATCATGAATATAGCTGCTATATTGTCACGATATTTACCATATTTGGCACAGGGGTCTACGATCGTATGGGAAACGGGTGATATGGCAGCAAAACTGGCGCCGGATATGAACCGGCAGTTGGAACGGATAGCGATGGAAGAGGGGTGTTTATGAATGTATTAACAAATGGTGCAAGGATAGAAGTAGAAGCTACAGGGGAATCGTACCATACTTTGACAGATTGGGCGCTTGCAATTGGAAATAACGATTATATCGGGGATGTCGTTCAGGAAAACTATTATGTAGATGTACCAGGTGCAGACGGTTTCCTTGATTTTTCAGAAGTGACGACCGGCCGGAGGATATTTAAGAGCCGGCCGATCAACATTGAACTGGGCGGAAAGAAACCGCGTAATGACTGGGATTTGATCATCTCGGACATCAGGAACAAGATAGAGGGCAGGCAAATCAAAGTGATCTTTGATAATGATACCGGGTATTATTGGACAGGACGTGCAACGGTGAAGGATTTTGATCGGAACCGCGAGATAGGAACGTTTACCTTGTCTTTGCCAAAAGCGGATCCTTATAAATATCAGGTTGTAGAATCTACGGAAGACTGGCTGTGGGATTCGTTTGATTTCGAGCAAGGGATCATAGATGAGGGAGCCTTGATTGCGTTGGATGCGAATGTGAACACGCAGAGTTATACCATCTTAGCGGACAATACCCCATTTGTACCGATCATACAGGTAGAGCAGATGGGGGAGACGGGCATCACTATGACAGCGAATGGAGAACGGTATACTTTACTGAAGGGGAAAAACAGATTTGCGGATATTGTTGTATATCAGGAAGATGTAACACTGGTGTTCGAGGGAAGAGGAGAACTGAAGATAGAATTTAGAAGAGGATCATTGTAATGTATAAAGTAAAACTGGATGAAAAGGTGTTATATTATCCGGGAGATAAAGAGGCCGTATTGATCAATCCAGTGCTTAAGCTTCAAACCGGTTATGCAGGGACGTTTGATTTTACAGTTCCGCCAGTAAACCCGCTGTATGATGAGATCAGAAACCGGGATAGTATGGTCAGCGTGTTCCGGGACCATACAGAGATCTTCTACGGTGAAGTGAGGAAGATGCCGAAGAAAGACAGGTATAATAATAAGAGTGTGTATTGCGCCGGCGCAATGAGTTTTCTTGCTGACAGTATACAACCGCAAGCGGAATATCACAACCTGACGCCCCGGCAGATGTTGGAGACCTGGCTAAATATTCACAACAGCCAGGTTGAAGCAAGAAAAAGGATCTATGTCGGTATCGTGACGATCCATGATCCAAACGATAGCTTATATCGTCTCACAAACCGAGAGAATACGTTGAAAGCAATCCGGGAAAAGCTTGTCGAAAGGTTGGGCGGTCATTTGAAGCTTCGGCATGAGAATGGGAAGTTGTATCTTGACTGGATTACGTTAGAACAATATGGAAAGTACTGTGATCAACCGATAGAATTTGGATTGAATCTATTGGAATACTCGGAGAGCATTTCTACAGAAAGCCTGGTGACAGCTTTGATTCCTCTAGGAGCGCGCCTGGAGGGAGAATCAGAAATTGAAGCATTAGAAAAATACGTGGATATCACGAGTGTTAATGGCGGAAAAGACTATGTTTATAGCCAAGATGCTGTCAATATGTTTGGATGGATCTGGGCTACAAATACTTGGCAGGATGTGACGGAACCGAGTAATCTGATTAGAAAAGCCAGAGAATGGCTGAAAGATAACCAGTTTGAAGAGTGGATTCTGTCTCTGACGGCAGTAGATCTGTCTGAGTTGGACTATGAATATGAGTCATTTGAATGCGGGGATCAGGTCCGATGCAAGGCAAAGCCGTATGGAATGGATCGGATCTTTCCAGTACAGGAGATGACAATATATCTACAGATGCCAGATAAGAATCGTTTGACGCTTGGCAGTAATATGGTAAAAACATATTCTGCAGCAGCACGGGAGAAAAGCCGGGAGATTAATACCCAATTAGAGAATATCCGTAAAACAACGTCCTGGATGCAGTCCGCGATTGACAATGCCACTGCCATGATGACAGGATCCAAGGGTGGATATAAGGTTACGGAATATGATGAGAACGGGCGTTGGCTTCGGGATCTGTACATGAACGCCCCTGATAAAGAACATGCGACACAGGTGATGCAGATCAATATGAATGGTATCGGT